CATAATGCCTTACCTCAAAGATAAATTGCAATGGAACGACGAAGAGGCGTTGTGGTTTGCGTTCCTCAACGGCAATACACAAAACCCGGTGACAAGTTACATATTGCATAAACGATTCCCGAAACCGGAACAGCATAGAGAGTTAATTCAATTCTACATAGACAATTACCCGCGCCTAGAATTCGATACTGACCGGAGATACCATAAAAAGTCATTAGAAGACGCAATACACAGTTACTTAGCGCTCGTAAAGGACTCACAAAAGGATTATTGGCACGCGACAGCTGCAAAAGGATTTAGCGCGATGTGGCAGGGAGCAAGCAAGATTGCTACGTTCGGCCGGCTCAGCACATTTTCATACTTAGAATACGTACGGATTATGGGAGTACCGTTCGATTGCGATACGTTATTTATAGATGACATAAACGGGTCGCGCTCGCACCGCAACGGGCTATGCATAGTGGCAGGGTTAGATAGATACGATTGGCATAAATCTAACCCGGAATTCGACGGAAAATATGATAACGAATTGTTACAAGGGCTAGAAAACAAAGGCGCTGACCTACTAATTGCGGCTAAAGAGCGCGCAAAGGGAAAACCATGGGAATATGACGTCTCGTACTTCACTTTAGAATCTACACTTTGCACATACAAGAGCTGGCATAGACCTAACCGACGATACCCGAATGTGTATAACGACATGCTGGCCGGGCGCATACAGAAAAACGAAGAGAATTGGCCGGAAGAAGACCTAAGTATATTTTGGCAAGCAAGAAAAGATTGCCTACCGGCGCACCTGCGTATAGAAGATAGCCCGGAAGACCTCGGCCTACACCCGATTAAACAAAACCATTACCGCACTACAGGGCAGGTAATTATGATGGATAAGGAATACCCGGAGTACGCTAACGATTACAATGACGCGGTAGACGAAGGCACAATAAAGGAATGGCTATGAACGATTCAGTATTCCCGACGCTAGGAATAAACAGAGAGAATACAAAGTGGGAAGACCACATGTATACGCTAACGCCGGTAGAATTACGCGACGGAATACATTGGAAAAGAGAAGATTACTTCGCGCCATTAGGTTACGGCGGCATAAACGGAAGCAAGCTGCGACAACTGCTACACCTGATAAGTCAATTAGACGTACCCGGGATTATCACCGGAGCAAGCGTGCTAAGTCCGCAATTAAGCATGGGGGCATTGGTAGCAAAGCATTACAGCATTCCAATTACCTGCGTACTAGGCGGCACAAAACCGGAGACAGCGATTAAACACGAAAACGTAGCCATAGCGCAAGATGCAGGAGCAGAGTTCGTGTTCGGCAAAGTGGCGTATAACCCGGGGATACAGAGCAACGTAACGAAATTGTTACAAACGCCGGAGTACAGCGGCTATTACAGACTCAATTACGGGATAACGGTAGACGATAACGCTACAGACGAAGACGTAAAAGCGTTCCACGAAGTAGGGGCATACCAAGTACAGAATATCCCGGAGGAAGTAACGCACGTAGCCATGACTGCCGGGAGCTGCAACAGCTGCGTCAGCGTTTTATACGGCCTCGCTAAGTACAAAACAAACGTAAAGAAAGTAACGCTATTCGGTATCGGTCCGACAAGGCTAAAGATGATTGAAAAGCGATTAATCAAGATTGAACGTGCGACCGGGCTAGTAATACGAGACAAGTACAGACGCAAGTACATGCACCATAAAGACCTAGAAGACGAACATCAGACTGACGGGCAAATACTGCTAGTACATTACGACCTGCACTCAACTAAGTTCAGTTCGTACGGCGACAAAATGCCATTTAGAAAAAGCGGGATTGACTTTCACCCTACATACGAAGGCAAGGCGTTACATTACATGGAAAGAAACCCGGGAATGTTCGATTGGTATAACGACCCTGACGGAACATCATTATTCTGGATTGTAGGCAGCGCACCGAAACGAGAGGCGATGAAATGGACACTATCTACCTAATAGGGCAGCCGGGAAGCGGCAAAACAACCCTAACAAAAGAATTCCAAAAGGATTGGGCTAAAGTAAACATGTATGACAAACCGTTCAAGTATCAAGAATATGAAGCGCCAAAACTAGGAAAGATTTACTCATTAGGCTGGGATAGACAACATTTCAGCGGTACAGACACACTAGGTAACACCGTAATTACACTTATGCCACAATTTTACGCGAGCGCAGATGCAACTATCTACGGAGAAGGCGACAGACTGGCAAGCCGGACATACTTCGACCTCGCAAAGTCGTACGGGAAATTGTACCTGTTCTACCTGAACACAGATAACGAGACGGCAGCTGCACGAAGAGAGGCAAGAAGCGCCGAAACAGGGAAGACGCAAAACCTAACATGGGCTAAAGGAAGAGCAACTAAACACAAAAACCTAGCGGAAGAGTACAAAGCAATTTACCTACCGGGGAATAAGACAAGTAGCGAAATTACTCAGATTATGGCAGACTGTTTATACAAAGGAAAAGGAAACGTATGAGCAGGAAAAATGCACCATCTCCGGCAGTATTGGAGAAGGAATTGAAGATAATTGAACTACGACGCGCCGGGGTAACGTGGGAGAAGATTGCGGCGGAGATAGGGTTCAAGAATGCTAGCGGGGCGTACAAGATGTACCAGCGAGCTGCAGAGCGAATGGTAAGGCCGAACCTAGAAGAGCTAAGAGATGTGGAATTAGACCGGCTGGACAGAATGCAGTTAGGGATATGGAATAAAGCAAAAGACGGCGAACTAAGAGCGATTGACACAGTATTACGAATACAAGACCGAAGAGCGCGGCTATTAGGCTTAGACGCTCCAACGAAGATACAGGCGGAGGTAACGGTATATGAGGGTCAGCAACTCGTTGAACACACAGCCCGAATTATTGAACTCATTAGACAATCTCGCGGCGCGCAGGGCAACGTGGGAAGCGGTTTTAGCGAGACCCGAGCAATTACCAACGACGGATAACGATTGGTCGGTTTGGCTGTACCTAGCGGGGCGTGGAGCGGGTAAAACACGTACTGCAGCGGAATGGATAGTGTGGCAAGCGCTAACGCAAAATTGGACGCGCTGGGCGGTAATTGCTCCTACGTTCGGTGACGTAAGAGATACATGCGCTGAGGGAGAATCAGGGCTAATACCGATACTGCACCAATACGGAGCGCTGGAATATTACAACCGGTCTACCGGAGACATAAAACTAACAAACGGAAGCCGCATAAAATTATTCTCAGCTGATGAGCCTGACCGATTGCGTGGTCCGCAACATCATGGCGCATGGTGCGATGAATTAGCGGCATGGAGATACCCGGAGACATACGACCAGCTGCAATTCGGATTACGGTTAGGCGACCACCCAAAAACCGTAATCACTACAACTCCTCGGCCTATCCCGCTGATTAGACAACTAACGGCCAAGACCGACGGAACCGTACGAGTAGTAAGAGGCTCGACGTTTGATAACGCGGCTAACCTTGCACCTAGCGCGCTCGTAGAATTACAAGCTCGATACAACGGAACTAGACTCGGCCGGCAAGAGTTATATGGCGAAATACTAGACGACGTAGAAGGCGCGCTATGGACAAAGGGGGTAATTGACCGGAACAGAGTAGAAAACGCACCGCCATTGGCAAGACTCGCAATAAGTATTGACCCGGCAGTAACTAATACAAAAGACAGCGACGAAACCGGAATTATCGTGTTAGGTAGCGACGCAGCTGGCAACGGATACGTAATTGCTGATTATTCATTTAAGGGAAGCCCGAACGAATGGGCGCAGAAAGCGGTAGAAGTATTCCGCACGCATAAAGCGGATTCAATCCTCGTAGAAGTTAATCAGGGAGGAGATATGGTAAGTGCGGTATTGCGCCAAGTAGATATGAGCCTACCAATTCAGGAAGTGCGAGCGCATGTAGGAAAGAAACTGCGAGCCGAGCCGGTAGCGGCAATGTACGAGCAGGGCAGAATTAAACACGTAGGCAACTTCGACAAATTAGAAGAGCAAATGACAATTTGGACACCGGATAGCCCGGACTCACCTGACAGATTAGACGCGATGGTGCAGGGATTTAGTAGCCTAATTGGAACGAGCAGCGCGGCCACATACTTTACGGCGCTCGCTAATTTCTGTACGGGGTGCGGATTACCTATGCCGAAAAGTGCGTTAAAATGTTTCAAGTGCGGAACCGCTATGATTAGCGCTGAACTAAAGGGGTAAACGTGGCGGTCGAATACGATACATCTATAAATCAGGGCGCAGATTGGTACATTAATTTCGTTTACCAAGATACAACAACGAATACGCCTATTAACATCACCGGCTACACAGCTGCGCTACAACTACGCTCATTACCTAGCGATACTACAACGGCGTTAAGCCTGACAAGTCCGGCCGGGGGAATAACTATTACTGGCGCGCAGGGATTAGTAGCGGTACACGCAACGGCGGCACAAACAGGAGCAATCGTGGCCGGGTATTACTATTACGACGTAGAAATAACATCTCCGGCAAACATTGTAACGAGATTGGTACAAGGTCAGATACTCGTTAGCGCTCAGGTAACACGATGACAGAGACGGTAATTGTTCAACTAATTGAACCGACGACTCTAGTAGTAACACCGCAAGAAGCAAACATCGTAGTAAGTAGTCCGGGTCCGCAAGGTACGCCGGGTACCAATGGCACTAACGGTACCAATGGAACAAACGGCGCAGCTGCGACTATCGCTGCGGGAACTACAACTACAGGGGCGGCTGGCACTAGCGCGACAGTAACAAACAGCGGAACATCAAGTGCGGCAGTATTTGACTTTACAATCCCAAGAGGCACGCCGGGTACAAACGGCACAAACGGAACTAACGGAACGGCCGCAACTATTGCAGCGGGTACGACTACGACCGGAGCTGCGGGAACATCGGCAAGCGTAAGTAACTCAGGTACATCATCTGCGGCTATATTTGATTTCACTATCCCGCGAGGAGCAAAAGGCGATACGGGAACGGCCGGAACAAACGGAACTAACGGTACAAACGGTACGGCTGCTACGATTACGGTTGGCACTACGACTACGGGAGCGGCCGGAACCTCAGCGGCGGTAAACAATAGCGGAACGTCAAGCGCGGCTATATTTGATTTTACAATTCCGCAAGGTACAGCCGGAACTAACGGCACGAACGGTACTAACGGAACAAACGGCACTAACGGCACAAACGCGGTCTATGATACAGACCAAGCGGTAATTTCAATGCAAGTATTCGGATAGGATAAAAATGGCAACGTATACAAAGGTACTTTTATCAGCCTCATCACAAGGTCAACCAATCACAGTTGTTCAAACAGCCTCAACTGGTACAACTATCCACGCCACGGGAACTTCATCAACAACTATTGACGAAGTGTGGCTCTACGCCAACAACACTTCAACCTCACCAGTATTGCTTACAGTTCAGTTTGGCGGAACAGGCTCAGTCCAACACGCAAAGCCAATCACCCTTGCGCCACAGTCAGGCGATGTTCTTATTGTGGCTGGCTTGCCATTGACAGGCACAGGTGCGGCAGCAACAACGACATATGCCTTCGCTGCAACTGCATCGGTCATTACGATTTCAG